TCATCCAGCAACAGATAATGTTAGTTTTCAATTTAATGGCTCTGATGATACTTCAAGTCATTCTTACGATGTAACAAAAACATCTACTGCTTTTAATGCTTATCATAATGAAGCTGATACTGAAGTAGCTATAGGATATAGATCAGCAGATGATGTTGCACAAGGAACAGGTTTTCATACTCTATCTCATCAAGCAAGTAATGCTAATGACGAAGCTTTAGGTGGTTATTTACATTTGTTTGATCCCAGTAATACAACATTTGTTAAACATTTTATAGCAGTTATTAGTGGTAATAACGAAGATAGTCATGCACAACAGAATTTTTCTGCGGGTTATTTTAATACAACAGCCGCAATAACAGCTATACAATTCAAATTTAGTTCAGGAAACATAGACGCTGGAGATATATGCCTTTATGGTATAAAATAGGGTTTTACAACTAAATTAAATAGTATATAAACAAACAACAAGGAGAACAAATATGCCTAGATACAAATTAGTTAACGGTGAGCGGATTCAATTTACAGCCGCAGAAGAGAGCGCACGTGATGCTGAAGAAGCTGCTTGGGCAGATGCTGCCCCTGCTAGAGCTTTAGCTAATCTTAGAGTTAAAAGAAATAGACTTTTAACAGAGTCTGATTGGGAAATAGTGTCAGTTTTAGAAAAAGGTAATGCTATTTCAACTGATATGAAAAATTACAGACAAGCGCTTCGCGATCTTCCTGATGGTAAAGACACTGTTGATAAATGTAATAACGCTACATGGCCGACTAAACCGTAGGGCATAGGAAACTACTATGCTGCAAAAAGTTAAATTTGCTCCTGGATTTAATAAACAAGTCACAGCAACTGGAGGCGAAAGCCAATGGGTTGCAGGTGATAATGTTAGATTCAGATATGGCACACCAGAAAAAATAGGCGGTTGGTCTCAATTAGGTTCAGTAGACATAACAGGTCGTAACACCGCTATTCATC